GCCTCTGCGGCGTTGGTCATTGACATAGCGTGAGTGGGTTCGGGTTATTGCTTGGGTAGAGCGTACCAACCGGCGGGAAGGACAACCGTGGACGGCCCCACCAGCTTCTTGTCCGCGTCGAATCCGTAGACGCTAGCCTTGGTGGGTTTGGCCAGCATCACGGGGTCACCGTGGGGCACTAGGACCACTTTTGTCTGCTGGCAGCCCGGGAAGATCGGCAACACGGCGAGCAAGGTCGTTGCGTAGATCCTGCGGAGCTTTGCCGTGTTGGACATCGGTGGGTGGGGTTGCGCGAAAGAAGTCGAGAATGGCTCGCAGGATCTGATAGATCCAGCCGGGGTTCATTCGGGCTTCTTGGAGTTGCTCTTGATCGACCAGCCGACGCTGGCCAGCGACAGGAGGGCACCGACGATCTCGGTCACCTGCTCGGTGGAGGCGACGCCCTTGGCGACGAGGAAGCCGCCGGCGGCGGTGAGGGCGTGGCGGATGAGGGAGGCGATGTTGGGGTTCATTTTAGGATGATGCGGACGAACATTTGAGCGATGACGATGATGACGGCGAGGCCGCCGAACAGCTTCCATTGAAACTGTTTCAGCCCCTCGACACAGGCTTTGATTCCGTGGATGTCGGAGACGAGGCCGGAGTCCTTGTCACCGATGGTGGTTTCCAGCCTCACGATGCGAACCTCTAGGTCGTGCGTGTCAACGGGTGGCATGGCGTCACTCGGGCTTGGGTGTCTGAGCGGCTTGGATGATGATGTCGGCCAGCGGGACGCCCACTTTGGCGTTCTGGTAGCCGCCTGCTTTGATGGCGATGTCGATGAGCTGGAGCAGTTGGTTGGCCTGCTCCTGAGTCAGTTCGATTTGAATCATGCGGCGGGAGCATCGGCAACCGGAGCTTCGTCGGCAACCACAACCGGAGCGGGCGGCAACCACGGCAGCGGCGGCGCGATGACCGGCGGGTTGATCTGGTTGGCAATCTGGAGCGAGACGTTGGCCTCGATGGCCGACTTGTCCACGCCGTTGGCGAAGCACCAGTCGAGAACCTGCTGCTGGGTCAAGTCTTCGTAGGGCGTGAACGAGCCGGTCGGCGGGGCGAACGAGCAGCTACCGTAGCAGGTGCCGCTGTAGGTTTTCTCGGTGTCGCCAGAGCCGGTGGTTTCGGTGCCGTTGCACCTCCAGTCGGCGGTGATGACGACATCGGTGAGCGTGCCTTCGGTCGGCTTGCAGAGAAGGCGTTCGATGATCCAAGAGATGTTCATGGTGTGTTCGATTAGGCGTTGGCGAGCGTGGTGACGGTGCCAGAGCTTCCACGGTACTTCAGCGCACCGGCTTCGACGTAGAGTTGGCCACCAGTCACGTTGGCCGTAGGAGCAGTTCCGTTGGCGATCTGGATGGTCTTTGCAGCGGTGGTTCCGGCAGCGGTCAGACCCACCAACAGATTCCCGCTCGCGTCGAGCGTCATCGCTTGGGTGAAGGTGATGGCGTTGCCAGCGGTTCCGCTGGGGGCTATTTTCCACGCAAAACCGCCAGCGGTTGAACTGTTGAAATCAAACAACCCAGCATAGCTCGTTGCTGCATAAGTGTTAACAGCGGAAGTGTTCAGGTATGAGTTAAAATACATCTCGGCAACCGCGCTTGTGCCGTTCATAGCTAACGCAGCAGCAGCAAGACCTCCGATCTGAATTGGACGCCGATTTGTAGCCCACGCACTCGGCGTAACCCCCACGCCGACGTTGCCGGAGGCATCCAGCGTCATCACGTTCGCAATCGACGCATTGCGGAAGATCAGCGGTCCTTGTCCGCCATTCGCCCACGAGTAGTTGATCGTGGTTCCAGCACCATTCGTTGCGCCATCGGAGGTGACAACAAACGTGGCTTTGTTGCTGACAATCCGCATCGACGGTGTAGTCGCCGATGTGATTCCGGTTGAACCAACAGTGAAAAGTCCGGTGTCAGGACTCCCCCCCACGCCCAGCCCCGTGGAGTTCAGGGTCATCAAAGTTGATGCACCAGCACCGCCAACGGAAGTCACCTGTCGCCAGACAAGATCCTGAGAAGTCGACCAGTCAAAGTAACTTGCTCCAGAAGACCGATACAGCGCAAGACGACCACCAAGAGCATAAACGTCTTGGGTTGAATGAATGATTCCAGTGACATCTAGCGGATAAGCAGGAGACGCTTGAACAATACCCACCCGATTGTTCGTCGAATCAACCTTCAGCGTCGAGGTATCCACCGTCAGGTCGCCGGTGATGGTGGCGGAGGCCAGCGTGGCGGTGCCGGAACAACCAAGGATGTTGTTCACGCTGATCTTCTTCGTCGTTCCCGACGCCGCCATCGTCGTGTCCGACACATCGACAATAGGCAGAACATCGTTCGCCGGATCAGCGGCCGTCAGGGCCGTCAGAGCTGTGATTTTCGTATCTGGCATATCAGTAGACTGTTAGGATGAACTTGCTTGAATCTTCGGTGAGCAATAGGTCGGTACCCTGCTCGGTGGTTATGCGGTCATAGGTGCCAAGGCTCAGGACGATCTTCGATGTGTTGTCCTCCAGCCGGATGAAGAAGTCGTCCTCCTGGAGCAGGTCCCGACGCAGGATCGGCGGATCAATCGGAGTGACGCTTCCGCCACCCGAAGATGCCAACCGAGTTCCAAGCGCAAGGGTCGTCACGGGGTCAGGATTGGATCACTCCATTGGTGGCCCACACCACGCCGCTCGAAAGCTGGAAGCTATTGATCGGAGCTTGGATCGTCACACCAGCCGGAATCGTCACGGTCGAGAATGTGCCGACGATGTTCGACCCAGAGATACTGGAGATCACAGTCGGGGCGAGGAACGTGAGGGCCACGAACGGGCCGGTGTAGCTTGAGGTATCCTGGACGAGCCGGCCACCGGCCACGCCCATCGAATACTGGATCGCCTGATTTGATACGTCGCTCATATGTCCCAGATTTTCCGAATCTGATTCTTGGTGAAAGTGCTTTCGAATCGGGAGCCCTGCCGATCTTCCATCCGGCTGAACCCGCGCTTCACATGATCCTTGAGTTCGGCCTCGCGGGCAAAACCCGTGACCCCGAAGCGGGCCACGGGCTGCCTCGTCCAGCGTTCCCCTTTGATCACAATCGAATCGGTTCCCATCGGAGCGATATGCTCCATGGACCGGCCCTTGTTTTCGAAGGTGTAGATCGGCATCTTAGCCCTCCATCTCGCTGTCGTATTCCTCGGCCATCTTCTGCATGCCTTCTTTGTCCATGGGTCCGGCCATCTCTTTCTTGTCCTCCTTGGACTCGTACTCGGCGGGCATGCCGTTCACGCTGCGGATTTCGATGTAGGCTTCTCCGCCATCGAGCTTCTTGAGGATACCGCGAACATCGTCCAAAACCACTTCATCACCGACCTCGGGCGTGGCCTGCTGGCCATCCTCCATATCGGTGGAAAGGGCTTCGACCGGAATAGAAATCATGGGCGCATTGTTGTCGGCTTCTTCGCATCCGCAAGCGGAATGAGAAGAGGGGGCACCACCATTACGATGATGCCCCCTCGGGCCGACGGCGATCACCATGATGGTGGCCGTCTTCTTCATACGATTACAGCGTGGTCGAGGTCTTCGTCCGATGCACCAGGTACCACACCGGGTTACCGGTGGAACCGGTATTACCAGCGGCCAGACGCAGAGCGGCGAAGTACAGCTTCACGCCGACGGTGACGAGCTGGTTCAGCGGGTCGCTCTTGTCCGGGGTGTCGGTGATCACGATGCGCGGGGACAGCGGATCATCACCGGTCAGGGCAGGGATACCGAACGACTCGTTGCCGAAGAAGAACGAGGCGATGATGTCCTTGCCAGCAGCGAGACCGCCACCCGCGGCAGTAGCCTGATAGACGAACTCATCGGCAGCGGTCGCGGAACCGGTGCTGACGAACGAGTTGGTCTGGGTGACGACGCGGCAGCCGTAGATGGAGCCGACCTCGCCCTTGTAGAACGGCTGGCCCTTGTTGCCGTAATTGGAGGCGTTCAACCAGTCGCTGTCGCGCATCAGGTCGCGGGCCACACGGGGGTCGGTGGCCAGGACGTAGCCGCCGTTGATCAGCGGGGCGCGATTGCGCTTCAGGCGGGTCATGGAGTCGAGGACAGCCGAGGCCGTCATCGTGGTGTTCGCGGCGGTCGTGTCGCTGTTCAGCGCAGAGAAGGTCTGCGTGGTCAGCGTGGCCGGATTGCCGTACACCTTGATACCACCGGAACCGGCAGCGGTGTTACAGGCGTCCGAGTTGTCGAACGTACCACCACCCTCAGCGGCGGAACCGATGGAGGAACCGCTAGCGGTGAGGTTGGAACCGATCAGGGTGTTGCGGATCACCGAATCCACCCAGAGGGCCATGTCCAGACCGGAGGTCTTGGTGGCCTGCTGGAGCGAGTTGAACAGGTCGGTGGCGCGGAGGATGTCGGTGAGGCCGATGACCTGGCCGTACTGTGCCAGCGACTTGCTCAGGCTGTTGAGGGCCAAAGCGCGGTAGTTGGCGGAGGCGATGGCAGTGCCCTCACCAAGAGACTGGACGCCACTGATGCTCGGAGGTCCGAAACGGAACATCGAGATGGCCTTGTTGCCGTTGTTCTTGGGGATCGGAGCCTTCATGGAGAACTGATCGAGGATCGTCTCCTGCTGAACGATGGAGAGCAGCTCCTTGCTGAAGTAGTTCTGGAACTGGCTCGTGAGCGTGGTTGAAGTAGTAACTGGCATATTTGAGTTGTGGTTGTGCTATCAGTCCGCTTCCCGATCGAACGCTCTGGACGCTTTCAACAGCGCCTCCCTCTGCTCCTTGAGAGATAGCTTGGAGAAATCCTTCTCCTCAGCCTTGAGTTG